GATGCCTTTGCTATGTAAGAACCCATCGTTGATTTTTTAAGTTCAGTCAAAACATCTTCCATATCTTGCTCAGAAAGTTGAGCGATATCAATAATTTCTTCAGTAGAGAATTTATCAGATTCAATTAATTTCAATGCTATTTGAACATTCTCTGCATAACTCTTAGCAGTGGCAGTTTTCTTTGCCATCTTTATTCTTTCTTTAGCAAACGCTGCATAATTATCACCTACTGCTTTAGAGTGTCTTTTTTCTTTTCCTGATGCTCTGTCTTTAGCAGCCATCTTTCTCATTTCATTATCTTCACCTTTGACTGCTTCACTCTTCATCTTATCTTTATTACCCATCGCTTTAGCGATTGCCTTACGACGTTTCATCAAATAAGAATCTGTGCTATCTTTCTTACCATCATTATTAACATCACCATCTTCTTTTCCTACAGCATCCATACCCTCTTTCATATGGTCGGCAGCTTTATATAATGGTTTCCCAGTTAACTTATTTTTCTTTCCTGCCTTATAACCTTGATATGCTGGAGTATTGCCTTTCTTATCTGCGGTTGTTACAGTATATGCCTCTTGTACTTGAGCGTATGCTTCAGAGAGAGCTTTTATTTGTTTTACAGGATCCATTAGCCGCAAAAATACTATTCAAGAGTATTTATAAATCTCCATCCTTTCTGTTTTCTGAATAATGAACATCAAACTCTCCACCAGGATATCTATTTTTTAATTTTTCAACATTCATTTCTATCACTTCATCAAATGTAGTATCTAATGCCATACAAGCCTGTGCCAAATACCAACAAATATCACCAAGTTCTCTTTTAAGATGAAATACATTATCTTCATTATATTCTTTTCCTTGAAGAATAATTTTTTTTACAACTTCAGTAAATTCACCAGACTCTGCAGTTAAACCAAGAGCAGCAGTTAGTAAACGTGGAATGTCAGCATCTTTTTCAACATCCAATTGTGTCATCCTAGATAAAAGAGTTGGTAAATCTGTGCTAGGTTGGCTCGTTACTCCAGCAACAAAATCTAGATACTTTTCTGTGTCAACTTGGTTTGTCATAGTTCTATGTGGTAAAGTTCGCTTTCTGGTAATTGTTCTACTTCAGGTTCAAAAGGAAGTCTTTCCTTTGCTTTAGGCAATCCTTGTTGGCCAGGTAATTCTGCTATTCCCGTTGCAGCAATATCAATTGTTTGATCAAGAATAGGTGCATTAATTTTTTTGTAAGTTAATTTCTGCACATCTTTATTGAGTATGATGAGTTCTTGTGCATGTTTTTCCCATCCACAATCACAATACTGTTCACCATTTTCATCATACACTCTATAAAATGGATACATACTCATGTTAATTAAATTTGAATCCGTCAAAAGATTTTTTAAATACCTTCTCTTCAGGAGTATACTCCTCTTCCTGTCCACTGTCAACTATATCATCTTGAGCATTTTGTTCACAATCATATAATCTCATCTTTGCACGATCAATACCAACTACAAATCTCTTATTCATTGTAGGATCATTATATCTGTTCTTTAATTGTTTCACCATTATTTGATTTAACGGTTCCAAGTCCTCTGTAGATATGAGAGCGAACATAAGGTCAGCAGTAGCAGGAAGTCCAAAGGATTCTGAAGTGTCAGTAAGCTCAACATCGCTAGACCCATAACCAGAACGAGTAGTTTGAGTAGCACTAAAGATCGGTAAGTTAAATTCGACAGCAAGACCCCGAAGCTCTTCAGCAATCGCCTTAATGAATGAGTAAGAATTGACATTAGATCCAGCCCTATATCGTGAAGATGCACATATGTTCAAATAATCAATGAATATAATATCAGGTTTAAAAGATTTTTTCAATGCTAACTCATTAAGTAATGCTTTAAAGTGGCCTGAATGTGCAGATGCAGTTGGATATTCTTTGATAATTAAAGTACCTTGAGTTTTGTCTGAAATATTTGTTACCTTACTCTCGAACATTTGTCGAGGAAGATCTGTTATGTCTTGTATGTTGACATTAAGTAAATTAGCATCAATCCTTTCCGCAATCTTTTCCTCTGCCATTTCGAGAGTGATGTATAAGACGTTTTTACCTTGGAGTAAGACTGAGCTTGCCACATGACACATGAATAAAGACTTTCCAACACCTGTGCCAGCAAGAGCAATATTGAGAGTCTTATTCGGTATGCCTCCTTTTGTAATTTTGTTGAAGTATTCGAGATCAAATTCGATCTTATCTTCCTTCTTGTGGTATGATTCATACCTTTCTTCATAGTCTTGTAGATAGTCATGTCCTATATGATTATCAAATGAAACTGCAAGAGCATCTGAGAGAATAGAAGGTATGGCATCTCTTCCCTTCTCTTTTTCTTTACCATCTGCTATCTGGATCGAATCCATTAAAGCTAGGTATATAGCACGATCTCGACACCACTTTTCTGTGGTATCAATTAACCAATCAAATTCGGATGATTCATTTTTCAGACCAGTAACTAAATCTACAACATCTTTAAATGAATCATCAGTGATATCTGTTCTTCTTTCTATCTCGATACAAAGAGCTTCTTTCGTTACGAGTTGATTGTATTCACCAACAAACTTTAAGATTTCCTCAAAAACAATCTTTTGTTTTTGATCTTCAAAGTATTCTGATTTGATGAATGGAATAACTTTGCGTAAGTATTCCTCATTATATAAAAGATTTCTAAGAATTAGAAATTCAACTTTGTCCATAGCTAAATTCTTTTTGTGCTATTTCGTCAAGGGCTTGCATTACATCAGGAGTGAAATACTCCTCTGGATTAGCATAGATTTGTTTAGCATATATTTTCTTACCATTAATCTCATATCTACCTGCAACATTCTTCCACAGACCACCAAGTTCTCCTAGTTCTAAGAGACCATAATATCTGTCAAGACCACGATCATCGTAATATAAACGAATATCTACAGTTTTATTTTCTTTACTTAAACGTGACTTGTGAGTCTTCGCTTTGATAATATTTCCGATGACTTCTTTGCCATCTTTTTCTTTTTTCTTTCCGAGATATATGATTGTACTCGCTGCGTACTTGAGTCCAGAACCTCCCCCCATTTCTTTCGTTGGAACATAAGCTCCGATGACATCGTACGTATGATTTGTGACAATGAGTGGGACATTCGCTTGACCGAGTTTGAGAGTGAGCATTCTGAAAGCACCTTTCACAAGTTGAGATTTAGTCATGTCACGAACTTGCTTATCATCAAGTGCGTCTCTGATTTCTTTCTCTGTGGAAAGCATTCCTAAAGAGTCTAACACGAACATGCATGGTTTGCGATCTTCTGTGTTCGTCTTTAAATATATATCCACTGCCTTAAGTGCCTTGGTACGGAACTCCTCAATCGTTACCACGTTAACAACAACAGTACGATTTAAATCAAGTCCACGAGATTCTAAAAGTTTTTTATTTACCGCGGCCTCAGTATCAAAATACAATACGTAACCATCAGGGTTAGAATCAAGGAAGTTTTTAACCACAGCGAGGGAGAAAAAAGTTTTTCCAGTGCTTGACTCACCAGCAATTGCAGTAATCTTGTTGTTAGATACACCACCAAATATACTACCTGAAACGAGTCCGTTAAAAATGTACGAACCTGTATCCACAAATTTTTCAGTCGAATCAATATCGGATGCGAGTTGTGTGAAGTCATCTCCAATCTCTTTTACTATTTCTTTTAGGAAATCCATAATTAATTTTTAATGTTGTATTCGATAATAATAGCATCGGATGTTCTACCAGCACTGTTTAACCGATGAACTTTTGAAAACGTGCCGTTGAGTTGGCTTGCTATCACCTTTAACTCATCAATACACTTACTCTCATAATTTTTTTCTGATGTCATATTCCTAATAATTTACGTTGTCTTTCAAAGTATCCATGAAGAATCCATGAACTACTGTTTAGTTTGTCATCACCACCCACACCCCAAACAAATTCAACGCGAGGGTTGTCACCATACCTTTCAAATTCTGGTGTATTCATTTTACCACGATCTCCACCATTTGCAAAGACCACAGTTTGTGCGATGTCTAAACATTTTTCAATAGCACCACATGCAGAGCCAAATTCATCATCTTCCCAAGAAATAACAGCATCAACCATATCAAGATGACGGATAATCTCTGCACGTTCTTTCCAAGACAAAAAATATTGACCTTTCTTTTTAGTTAACCACTCCTCTGTATTAATTCCTACTACAAGATAATTAGAGAGATCTTTTGCTCTCTTAAAGTATGATATATGACCACTGTGAATAGGATCAAATCCACCAGTTACCAAACTCAATTTTTCAAAAAACATTAGATAGCAATCCCCCTTTCTTCACGTAAAATTTTCTTATAAGGCCCATCGGGATATAATTCTCTAACCTGTTTAACCTCTTTTAGTAAATGATACAATCTAGTATCACCTCCTAATGCAAGTGCATTAACTATTGTACTTAAATCTTTGTCGTCTATAGGTAATTCCATTAAGAAAAGAAAAGTTCTAGGTTTACAGTTTTTTCTACATTCCACCCAATAGCATCAAGGATGATTTTGAGTGGTTCCAAAAAGGCTTTTTCAAATTGTATGTCGTAATCAATATACTTATCAAGACCAATCTCATGTGGAAAATCCTGAATAAACGAAATAACATTCTCATGAATGATGTTAGGTTTTTTCAGGTAGCAGAATTTAATCTTTTCGCCATTTTGAATCAGAGAATACTTATTATCTAAGTTATGTTTTTTGACATAATGATTAAACAATAATGCACCCCGTATATGTATAGGAGTTCCTTTTGAGTATATTGTAGAGTGTGCCCGATACTTAACAACATCAGATGCAGAACGTGGAAATGAAATCTCCTCTGGAGGTAATGACTTAAATTTGTTACGAGACTTGTCAATAAAGTCGATTACATCTTCTTCAGTGCCATTCATCATTAGTTTAAGTGCATCTTTAATCATTGCCCTACATGGTGCTGGTGTAGAAGATTTAACTGCCTCTATACCCATCATCTTTAATTTAGGTTCTTCATATCGAACACCTTCACTATCCCATACATTTAGAATATATCTTTTCTTTGCAGTCCAGATACCACGGTCAGCAATATTCTCTCTCTTCATGAACATTTTTTGGTCGTATGCATTGACGTACCCTGCCAACGCTTCATAAGAACCTTCAATAAAAGGTTCAAATTCAGTTTCACACACCTTGTTAAGGAACCCAACAACGCCCTCATTAGTTTTCTCTCTGCCCTTGTATACAGCTTCAACCAAAGGGCCCACATGCAAGTAAATACTATCAGTATCAGAAGCAATAACATAATCTACATCCTCCGTTTTCAAAATCTTGTTCATCTTCTGGTTTATTTTGTTCTCTATCCAACGAATAGAAACCTGACCACTTAAGGTAATGGCTTCAGCATTAGCCAATTTGTAATATCGAAAATACTGATTCCCAATAGCACCATAAGCACTGTTAAGAGATATCTT